GACAAGAGACTATCGAGGTTTAATGAAAGCTATTGATAAAAAGAAAGGTAAATAATTGGCATATAAAATAATATCACCAAATGAAGTTGCAGCTAAGACTACAGGATTAGGTATTAGTTTAGTTTCTGGTGGTCAATTATTTAAGTCAAATTTTATTGATATTGATCAAGCATATGAAAATTTAAAAAATTTACTTTTAACCAGAAAAGGAGAACGTATATTATTACCAACATTTGGAACAGAACTTTTCAATATATTGTTTCAACCAAATGTATCTGAATTAAAAGAAACTATTGAAGATACAATATCTGAAGCTGTTTCATATTGGTTGCCATATATAAATTTAACGTTAGTTGATACTATAACTGCAGAAGATGATCCTAATTTTATACATCTCGTAAAAACCACAATATCATTTTCAGTTAATGAATTTGATACTGCAACTATAACATTGGAGCTAACAGATACAGGAACAATTGTTGTGGATAGACCATCTTAATTAAAGGCAAATAAATGAAAAATGCAAAAGATGTTACATATTTAGGAAAAGATTTTAACGGGTTTAGAAACAATCTGATACAGTTTGCTAAACAATATTTTCCTAACACATACACTGACTTTAATGAATCATCTCCCGGATCTTTATTTATTGAATTAGCAGCATATGTAGGTGATGTTCTTTCTTTTTATGCTGATAATAATTTAAGAGAATCATTATTAGATCAAGCATCAGAACGTGGCAATGTTTATGATCTTGCTAAAACATTAGGCTATCAAACAAGTGCTGTTATTCCAGCATCAACTACATTGGATATATTTCAATTAGTTCCTGCTACCGGTACCGGCGATGCCGTCCGGCCAGATTTTGATTATGCATTATCAATAAAACCAGGAATGCGAATCAAAGAAAAAGATGGATCTGCAACTTTTAGAACGTTAGATGCTGTTGATTTTGGTTTTTCATCTAGTTTTGATACTACAGAAGTAACAATCTATGAATCAGATACTTCTACAAATTTACCAACATATTATCTTTTAAAGAAAAAAGTAAAAGCAGTATCTGGAGAAGTTAAAACTAAACGTTATGATTTTACCGATCCTGTTGAATATGATAAATTTGTATTGCCTGATGAAAATGTTATTGATATTGTTTCAGTAGAAGAATCAGATGGTGATGCGTGGACTGAAGTTTCGTATTTAGCACAAGATACTATTTTTGAATCTGTTCCTAATTTATTGGAAAATGATCCAGATTTTGTAAATTATAGATCATCTGCACCTAGCTTGTTAAAACTACGTAAAACTTCAAAACGTTTTATATTGCGTCGAAGAAGTGATAATAAAACAGAATTGCAATTTGGAGCTGGTATTTCTAGTAATAATGATGAAGAAATAGTTCCTAATCCTGATAACGTTGGTAATGGATTAGCTGGATTTCGTAGAAATTTAGATGTTGATATAGCACCTGATAATTTTTTAAAAACAAGAACATATGGACAGGCTCCTGCTAATACTACATTAACAGTTACGTATACTGTAGGTAATGGTTTGGCAGACAATGTTTCTGCAAACACTTTAACTGAAATTGATTTTGTAGAATATGATGATGATGTTAATAGCACTAACAATGCAGGAATTGTTAATTTTGTAAAAACAACTGTTGCAGTTAATAACGAAGCTCCAGCAATTGGTGCTAAAGACAGAGACTCATTACAAGATATTAAAAACAATGCATTGGGTAATTTTGCAACACAAAATCGTTTAGTAACAAGAGAAGATTACATAATTCGTTCATATTCGATGCCAGCAAAATTTGGTAATGTAGCCAAAGCATATATTGTACCAGACGATCAAATTTCACAAAAAGATGCAGAATCAAACAGAATTCCTAATCCATTAGCAATGAATTTATATGTTTTAGGATTCAATCAATCTAAACAGTTAACACAACTAAATGATGCTGTAAAAAACAATTTAAAAACATATCTAGATTATTATAGAATGTTAACGGATGCTATAAATATAAAAGATGCATTTATTATTAATATAGCTTTTCAATTTGAAATATCTGTATTATCAAATTATAATAGCAATGAAGTTTTATTGAATTGTGTTAATGAATTAAAAAAATATTTCGATGTTGATCGTTGGCAAATCAATCAACCAATTATAAAATCAGAAGCACAGAATATAATAGGAAATATTCCTGGTGTACAAAATGTCGTTAATGTTTATTTTGAAAATAAATATGATAGTGATCGAGGGTATTCTGGTAATGTATATGATTTAGCATCTGCTACACGTAATGGAGTAATTTATCCTTCATTAGACCCTAGTATATTCGAAGTAAAATTTCCTAATCAAGATATACGAGGCAGAGTCGTAAGTTCTTAACATCTTTATATTTATACTAAAAGGACTATAAAATGGGCGTAATACGAGATAATCGCACAAGTATTGTTGCAGGAGGCCTTATTTCAGCAAGTTATGTTTCTGACGTATACAATGTTTTAACTGGTAATACTGTTGAAGATATTGCATTTTCTGGATCGGTAAACGTAACAGGAAGTTTAATTGGAACATTAACAGGAACAGCTGACACAGCTTCTTATGTAACATTAGCACAAAGTGCTTCATATGTTAATACAGCTCAAACTGCTTCATATGTAGTTAACGCAATTTCAAGTTCATATATGAGTGGATCTTCAGTAACAGCAGTGTCTGCTTCTGTCGAAAGATTAGATGTTCAATCTGGAATTGTATTTATTACGGGTTCACTACCAACGTCAGATCCGGGTAATTCAGGACAACTTTGGAGAAGTGGTAGCTACTTGATGATTAGTACCGGATCAGGAAGTTAATTATGTTTAGAATATTTTATGCAGATAGTGATGCAACTATGTATGAGGCTACAAGTCTTGAGTCTTATAATACAGGTTTAGATGAAATACTTCAAGTAGGAAAACAACTTGATACTGATGGTGAAACATTAGTTAAATCTAGATTTGTTGTTAAATTTGATATGTCTGAAATAACAGACACATTAACAAAATATTCTGCAGATTTAAATTCTTGTAAATTCGTATTACAATTATATACAACCCATGCAAAAAATTTACCAGCTGAATATACATTAGATGCTAAGTTAATGGGACAGCCGTGGACTAATGGTACTGGATTTGAAAATGATAATACTGCTACAACAGACGGAATATCATGGGCTGAGCCATATGCTTCTTGGTCATTTTCTCCTGTTAGTGGATCGATGATTGTAAGTGGTTCTGTTTGGACTGACACAATATCTGGATCTGATTGGATATCTACATATCAAATTATATCTTCTTCTGTATCTGCGTCTGTTACAACAAATTATTCAAGCTCTGTTAATATTGGAGCTCCAAGCTTATTTATATCAGGATCAGGATCAGGAGGTAGTTGGTTGTATCAATCAGGTAGTGGGTTATTCGATACATCTTCCTTTGATTCTTCATATTTTTATCAACCTGGTCTAGACACCAATGAAGAATTTAGTTTACGTCCTACTGATATTAATATGGATGTTACTGGAGCTGTTAAAACTTGGATATCTGGTAGTGGTGGTGTTGATGTTGCAAATAATGGATTTTTAGTTAAGTTTTCTGAAGCAGATGAAGCTGACTCAATTAAAAAAGGAATTATAAGATTTTTTAGTCGCGAAACCCATACTATATATGTTCCTAGATTAACTATGTACTGGGATAATAGCACTTTTACAACAGGATCATTGTCGTCGGTAGATCTAGATTCATATTTAACTTACAGCAAAACAAAACCAACTTATAAGGATACTGATATAACTAAAATAAGAATTTATGCTAGTGATAAATATCCTCAAAAATCTCCAACAAATTTATTTCCTAACCAAACAGTTAAACATTTACCTACTACTACATATTATGCAATTCGGGATGCCGCAACAGATGAATACATAATTCCGTTTGATAATATTTATAATAAAGTAAGTTGTGATAGCACTAGTAATTTCATTTACGTAGATATGAATAGTTTTATGCCAGAAAGATATTATCGCATAGAATTAAAAATTGTAGATGGATTTACAGAAGAATATATCGACGACCAAATTTATTTTAAAGTAGTTAGATAATGGCAAGAAATCCAAAATTTAGTAGACCTCTTTTTGACCCTATAGAATTAGATCATGATGTTAAGTATGATGAACAAGGTATTACTCGTTTATCTAATATTGATTCTGTAGTAGAACGTGATGATGCAGGTAATGTATTGTTTCGAGAAGATCAAGAAAATCAGTTATTATCAATTGAAACAATATATAAAAAAATTTTAAATAGTTCGGTAATAAAAGTTTTAGACACACAATTTAATTATTTTAAATTTCCAGTACGTGTTAATGAAACAGGTATAGATATAAATTTGGATATTGATTTAGATATCGATTCGGATAATGTTTCTGCTAAATTAACTATACCAGTACCGGTAAGTGAAAAAAATCAACCGCAAAATTATCAAAAAATTTATTCAGAAGCAACACCTGCGTGGTATAATGGAGATGACTCTGCATCAGGATATTTCAGAGAATTACAGTTTAATGGAGGCCCTGGCGGATTGACTCAACCAACTCCTAATAGTTATACTATAACTGAGGATATGATAGAAACGTTGAAAAATGAAAATAAAACTATACGCTTTAAAATATTCACACAGTATCGCACTATTCCTGCAGATGGACAATCAGAAATACGAATGCGTTTAAAAAAACGAAATCCTAGATTTTATGATGCAAATTTTAAAGTAATAGAATTATTAACCGAATCTTTTATAGATGATAGTAATAATCCACATAATTTTCAAAATAAAGCTGATAGTGTAGATTATCCTGTTTTATCAATGACATATATAGTAGATATGGATGCTATAAAGCCGGGAGATATATATACAATTGTAGCTGGTTCTAGAAAGAGAGGTTATATATTAGCACAAAATTCTTATTGGGATATTGATATAGTAGATATACCTGTACAGCCTAGTATATATGGATCTACATCTAGTAATCCAAATGTTGGGGTATATCAATTTAGTAAAAACACGTTAGTTCGTAACTCGCAACTAGAAATACAAGCAAAAAGGAGTACTGTTAACGATCAAGAAGTTCAGATATTTACATGATAAAACAATATTCAAATATAGACCAAATTAAATCAGCTGTTAAGTCCATTGCTGCTCAGAGATTACCACAATCTAAACAACAGTTTTTTTCTGTAGATAAAAGAGGTAATACTTATGATGTTAATACTGATATTGTTACTGATAATACAAATAATCGGATTGAATTTCATGTATATTCAGATGAATCTTGGGTAACGGGTAATCATAAAATATCTTTTCAAAATAATAATAAGCAGTTTATAGATAAAAATACTAATCGTACGATACGAACTTCTCGAGCTATTCGAATAGATCTTTATCAACAATTACAAGATTTACAACTTACGTCTGGTACATTTCGCATAGTTTTAAATTTCTTTAGAAACTTAATTGGTAGTTATGAACAACAACATTTAAGAATTGATGAAATTTCTCCAGATAGAAAAGAAATACGATTACGAGCGATTGATGTGGAAGATTCTGAATTTGCATTACAGGCAGCTAATTATGCAGAAACTGTTAATCAAACTGCAGTAGACAGTTTACATAAAACGTATTTATTGAATTTTAGCAGAAATCAATGTGTGCAATATATTAATAGTGTTGTAGTTGGAGAATACGTATATGTTAAATTAGTTGATGCGTTACCTGAAGAGTTTCAGAAAGATTTTAAATGTTGGTTAGTTGAAGAACAAAAAGCTCCTTACGTAGATCGAGTAAACATTATTCCATCTCAGTTACAAAAATCATTCAATCAACTATCAAACCCTAATTGGGATGCAACTCCTACATATAATACTTCTACAGAGACAGGATTAAAAGCTTGGAATGATTTATTAGGATCATCTAAAAATACATCACAACAAATTGTAGATCATTATTTTTCTGGAAGTTTATCTGGAATGTCTTTGAATATTGATTATTCAGATTTTAATAATTTTGTATTTTATAGTTCAGCTACAGAACGATTAAAAAACTTTAGGTATAAATTAGAATTAATTGAATATTATACTGCACAAAGTGCAAGTTTAGGAAGTATATCTGGTAGTGCTGCTACTACTAATCAAGGAGATTATGAGTCTTTAAGATCTAATTTAATAGGAGGATTTGACAATTTTGAAAGATATCTTTATTATGAATCATCTTCAAGATTAACAACACATGATATTCCAATTATAGATGCAACGGTACCGCAAGTTACAGGAAGTTATATACAACCAGTTCCAAAACAAAACTCTAACGTACCTTATATATTATATTCAATTACTTCAAGTCAATTTACAGATTGGTATAATCCTGTATATGAAAGTGCTTCACTTTATGATAATTTAAACAATAATTCTTTAGCATTAACAATTCCTGATTATCTTCGCTTAGATTCAAAATATGATGCAATAACTACATTTGTATACATGTTAGGTCAACATTTTGATATACTTTACACGTATATTTCAAACATGACACGAATCAATCAACGTGAAGAAAATATTAAAAAGTCAATGCCAAATGAATTACTTTATAATGTAGCTAATCAATTTGGGTGGACTTTAACAAATGGTAATCAGTATAAAGAATTATGGGAATATGCACTTGGAGTTTCAGAAACAGGTACTCCGTTAACCGGGTCAAATTCAGTAACTAATTCTTCGACATCTGGACAAGATATGACGTATACAGTTTGGCGTCGCATTATAAATAATTTACCATTATTATTAAAATCAAAAGGAACGAAACGAAGTGTAAGAGCGTTGTTAGCTTGTTATGGAATTCCGCAGACTCTTATAACAATTAAAGAATATGGTGGTCCACGTATCAATCGTGTTCCTGTATATGA